CCTGATGCCTGTAGATCGCCCAGCACCTGCGTGCAATGGGTTGAATTCACGCCAGACCAAGTAGCCGAGCGCATCGTTCATGTGGTCATGGCCGGCATCCTTGTCAGGGTCGCCCTTGTCGGTGTAGCACTGCAGCTCTAGGCATTCGATCAGCCGCTTGCATCGCTGGTGGATGGTGAGTCTGACCTGACCCTTGCCGTTTTCCAGTAAAGCCTGAACAGCAGCCACGCGATCACGGACGGGAGGATTTGCGCGTGGTGACTGGTTTGACATGCCGTAGGACTCCAGGATCTGAATATCGGTCTGGCTTGCGTTGGTGCTGCGGTTACCGCCGCTGGCATCTGGGTAGATGTAGATACGCCGCTGCGGATAACGCGCTTGGATCTCTTGCGCCAACGCGTCGGTGTCATGGGCGCCGCTGATCTCATCAATCACTAGCAGGCTGCTGCCAGTGCGGACGCCGATTACAGCAGACATGTTGCCAACGTTGAAATCAACGCCAATGCGTAGCGGCTCGCGGTCTAGGCCTAGCAGCTCGGCCACCACGTGCTTGTCGCGGCTGAAGCGGTCATAGATAGTGCCGGTGGTGAGGTTGACGAACTCACCGTCTAGGTAGGCCCGCAGCAGGTTTGGGTCGTAGTTCGCTTCGAGGCGCTCGATAAAGTCCGGCGGCAGATGCGGGTTATCTGCTGACCGCATCTTGATCAGCTTGCGGTCAGCGCGTCCCTTGGCATCCTCACTGCCGAACGTGTTCCACATCCAGCGGAATCCTTCTGGTGTAGATGCAGCGCCAAACTGCCGCACGTTGCCGGAGCGCAAGCGGCCAAGGATCTTGGGGAATGCCTTGTTGGCGATAGATGGCGTCACTGTGTCGATCTCATCGGCGAGTACCCAAGCAAGGTTCAATCCGATGATGCGGCTCCAGTTCTCAAAGCTGCGGCACAGGATCTTGGTATCACCGCCTGGCAGGTGCAGCATGTACTCAGGCAGCGGTGATGCCCTGAAGGTGTACGGAATCTCATACGCCTCTAGGAAGTTCTCGAAGTCGTTCTGCCAAATGTCGCGGATCAGCGGGCCAGTCGGCTCCATCACTGCGCCGATAAAGCCCTGATTGGCCGCGGCCAGCATCACCGCCTTAGCGCACAGCGCACGTGTCTTGCCGGCGCCATAACCAGCTGAGATGCCGATGATCTGCGTGTCGCTGTCGTCTACAAACGCAAGCTGGCCAGGGTGCAGATCAGCGCGGATGCGTTGCAGCAGATCGCCCGTGTCCTCTTGCGTTGCAACATCCATAAACCCAAGCAGGCTGCCGGGTTGGCAGATGCCGGCGAGCAAGCTCATGACATTTCAAACCGCAGCAGCTTGGCCTGATCTTCTAGGGCTTTGATTGCAATGCTGAGGTTCCCCTTGGCGCGTGCTTCACGCTCGTAATCTTGCAAGCGAGCGACAGCAGCAGCTAGCCACTGCGGCCGCTCTAGCTCTGCATCCAACGCCATGAGCTGGCGAGCGCGAGACATGTAAATCTCTGCCTGACGCTCGCCTACATCCCATGTTTCCGACGCAAATCGTATAATTTGCGTCCTACTGTGTGCACGCAAAAGCAGATCATAAACGGTGTTTACCCGCTGATCTGATTCGGAGTTGGTGCACTTTTTAGCCACCGTTTAGCCCTTAATTTGCACAGGCATTACAAGATAAGTTACACCATCCACGCCACTAGGTGTCAATACCACGGGTGTGGTTGCCGTATTGACGTGCAGGGTGATGGCTTCTGCAGGCTTGAACGCCTTGATGCCGTCTAGCAGGTAGTGGACGTTGAACGCCCATGCGCCATTGGCGGTGCCTTCCACCTTGAGCAGCTCCTTGCCGTTGTTGGCGTCTGATTCAGCGGTGATGGCAATGGTGCCACCTACAGCCTCGATCTTGACGATGGAGTTGTGCGCATTGGCAATGATGGCAACACGCTCCAAGGCACGGGTCAAGCGGCGACGATCAGCGGTGATGGTGCTTTTGAACTCAGCGGGTACCAGTCTGGCCACGTCTGGGTAGGTGCCATCCATGATGCGGCTGTAGATGGTGATGCCATCGCCTGCGTCGATCACGGCTTGCCCTTTGGCAACGGCGATGGTAACCACGCGATCCTGCAGCAGGCGCATGGTGCTGGCTGGCAGCACGAGGTCTAGGCCATCTGGCAGATCAATGGCGTAACGCATCAGGCGATGCCCGTCAGTGGCCTCCATGTGACCACTGCCGAGGTGGATGCCTTGGAGCATCTGCTTGCTGGCGCCAGTGCTGGCAGCTGCCATGCAGGCACGGATGCCAGCGGACAGGTGCAGCTCGCTCGTAGCAGCGTCTACAACCGGCAGCGCGGGGTAATCCGCCGCATTGGCCGCTGCAAGCCCGTAGGAGCCCGCAGAAGCCGTTAGAGCGCCATCTGCGAGGGTCAGAGCCTCATCGCCGTCAAAGCGGCTCACAAGGCCAGCCAGCAGCCGATACGGCAGCGCTACGGCGCCATCGGTCTCCACTGCCGCTGGGATGGTGACGGTGATGCCAAGGTCAAGGTTGAAGCCGGTGATGGTCATGACACCACCAGCGGCTTGGATCAAGCAGCAATCAAGGATCGGATGGCTGCTGCGATGGCCAACGGCTGGCGCGATGGTGCGCAGCGCGTGATCGAGATCGGCTTGGCAGGTAACGGCTTTCATTTGGCGGTGGCGGCAGTGACGAGGCTGGTGATGATGCGTTGGTAATCAGCGGCAAAGCTATCCACAAGGTCCATGGGTAGCGGTACGCCGTCATCAATGGCGTTGTCGGCAATGGCTGCGGCGTACGCCACTGCCTGGGTCATGGTCTCATGCAGCCGATTAATCACCGGCTGCTGCTTGGCTGGAATGTGAATGAGCGATGACATATGCAACGAGAGTTTCAACGTGACGGCGGTTCAGATCACCACGCATGAAGGCGCAGGCGTCCGCCACCAGAGCATGGTAAGCCGCCGTGGTCAATCCTGCAACAACCCCACCGCTCAAAGCACGCTGCCGGATCAGATGCGCACGCGGCATCCCATGTGCTGCTGCTTCAGCGTTCAGCCGCGCCAGGTCGTCGGCGGTGACATTGATCTTGATTTCGGGCATTTAGTGGTTCCAATCGAGGCGGAGCATAGGCAAAAAGCGGCGTCCTAACGCAGTTTGCGGGGTTCGGACGGTGAGACGCCTTGCGGCAACTGGCCTTGTCCTACCGTCCTACCGTCCTAACCTCTTAATAAAATGGGATAAAGAGGGGGAGGAGGAGGGGGATTAGGAAACTCTTAAACCCTATGTAGGACCAGACGGGGATAGGACGGCTCAAAACCCAGTCATTGCAATGGATCTCGCCGTCCGCACCCACTTAGGACGGGGCGTAGTGCCAGCGTCTCTTGCCTGTCGCCTCTCGTTTGCGGACCAACCCGAGATCCTTGAGAATCGCAGCCACCTGCATCTGGTCCGAGCGGTTCTGCCGCTCCAGTGGTTTCTTGATTCCGTGAGTAAGAACGTCCTCAATCGTGAGCACATCAGTAGAACGCCTGCGGGCAAGATATTCCTCAATAGCACTACGCCATGGCGAGTCAATCACGTAGTTATCATTCTCTTCGGTCACCTTGACTTCCATCTCAACAGGTAGCCGGTTGGTCTCACCTGCCCTGTAGGCATGTACAATAGCGGACCAAATCGCATCGCGTTCAAGCATCAGTGAAGCGGTATCAATTTGGTCCTGCTGTGTCTTAGTGGTCGGGATGACCCAGAAGCGGCGGTTGCCGGTTTCATCCACCAGAAACCCAGTGGTTTTGTTAGTTGTGCCAACAATGATGCCACGCCTTGGGAATGACTCAACTTCCTTGCCATATGGCACGCGCATTAGATCAATAGCCTGCGAAAGAAAGGCTTTTACCTGTCCCGCGTGCCGCCTACCTGTGATGTGGTCAAGCTCCGCCCATTCCATCATCCACGACCGATGGAGCACCATCACGTCGTCTTTTGTGCTGATGTCGCCTAACGCATCTGAGAAGAACGGGCCACCTAGGCAACCCCAGAAGCTGGATTTGTAGGCACCTTGATCGCCCATCAATACGCAGGCGGTGTCGTGTTTGCAGCCAGGATTGAAGGCACGAGCTACGGCACCGATCAGCGTGCGCTTGAGCATCTCGTCATAGATGGTCGGCTCTGGCAGCGCGGCATCACACGGCCGCAGGTAAGCGGTGGCCAGCCTGTCGATGTATGTCGGTGCAACGTGGTCAGCGCAA